AACGACGAAGAAAGCTAACGCCATGACCACCATCATATCCGCCCACCGAATTAAACAAGTATACCGACCCTCGCGATCCCAAAAACCGGGCATCGTCCTCGGACTGCGTTACGAACGTCGCTTCCGACAAGAACTCGAAAAGCTATTCGACTCAAACCCCAACCTACGCGTCGAATACAATCCTTGGTTCTTCTATCGCCGTGCCGACGGCTACACTGGCGCCTGCTCCCCCGACATCCTCCTTCACGACGACGAACTCGGTATGACCTGGGTAATCGAGGTAAAGTATACATGGGTCGCAGAAGCTGACTCCAAGCTCCGTGACCTCTACTGTCCCGTCGTAGAGCTTGCCCTCAACCGAATAACGGAGCCCCTCGTCGTGGTCAAACGTCTGACTCCCGAGGCGCCCATGCCACGGTTGGGCCTGTTACTATCCAGCACTAGCAAACTCTACCAATGGACTGAGGCTAATCCGATCGCCCTCTGACGTGGCCTACTAGGAGGAAACATGGCATTCAAGGTACCAGTGGACCTTAAAGGATTAGATCGAGTTGACAGACTTGCGACACAAATGAAGGAGGAACGACTACGCAAGTTACTACTAGAAAATACAAAGATAGAAGATGGAGAGGATGGCTGCTGGATCTGGACTGGCAGCGTGACCAAGAGAGGATACGGGAGGATCAATAGAAACGATAATCGTGCAATTCATAGACTGGCCTACACGACATTCGTGGCACCTGTGCCACCCGATCTAGAATTGGATCATACGTGTGAGAACAAACGTTGCTGGCGACCTGAACATTTAGAGCCAGTGACCCAACTGGAGAACGCCCGAAGATACCAAGAGCGTAGACTGTTGCGAAAGCAACTCTTGACGTAACAGCCTTCCTGGCTGGTGGCCTACACAACTGGGTGGTTTTACGTCGTGACACGGGGGTCTGCTGTCATGACGGATCATGTATTCGCTATACAGTCCTGGCTCGAATGGGCGGGAGCCAGGCTTATTGCCATGCCCGAACCAAGGATCAAACCCGCTGAACCGAGAGTCATATGGCCCGACTACGCACAAGACAGCCACGAAGTAACGACGTTCAGAGGCAAGCTGAGCTTGCGGGCGGCTGCTCCGGCGAAGGACGAAGTTGCGATGGTGGACAAAATCCTGTTGTTACCCAATATCTGCTCGTTGCCCAATGTGCGGCGTGTTCTGCAAGTCCGTGCGCTTGTCCACCCGATCAATTACCGACACTTGTATTCCTGGGCGCGTATTAGCAAGCTCTTGCATACGAGTAACTATCAGGTCAAGTCGTGGCACCAGAAGGGCCTGATTGAAGTCGCGAGCAAAACGCCTAAGAGCACGTTATGCGAAATAAAGTCGTTCATGGAGGAGCGACTTTCCTGAGATGGCCATGCATACTATATGGCTGTTGCTTCACAACCTAGGGTAATTTCCCCTTGCTATCCTAGGTATCGCACTATATAGCTTGATGTACGCTGAAAGCACAGGTCTGCTTGCTTACCGACTCTGGCAATCCCCCTACCTTCGAGGGTCGGTAAGTTTCCCCCAGCGCACGGTTCTGATGGTTGGGGTTTCGCGTGGGTTACGCGGTCCAAAACTAAGCCGGCGAAGTTTCACGACTTCCCGGCTTTTCTTTTGCGGAGACTGCGATGGTCATCGAGATCCTATTAGTCGTGGACTTGTTCTTATGGTTCTTGTCGCTCCTCCCAGTCCCACAGGTGAGTCCATTCACTTGGGCCAGTGGTTGGTTAGCGTGGATTGCCGTCCTGCTAGTTACTCTGTTCTTGTTTATGCCTGGTATGAGATAGCGACGTGGAATACGTCCGTCCATACCTTTATCCAAAACAAAGTGACGCTTTCTTTCTGCCCATTAGATACATTCTTTGCGAAGCCTCAACAAAAGCTGGAAAGACTGTAGGGGCCATTGCCTGGATACTTGAAGAAGCCTTTAAGCTTGGTTCAGGTCAGAATTGTTGGTGGGTAGCGCCTGTGTCAAGTCAGGCCGAGATCGCTTACCGACGTATAAAGAACAACCTGACCAAAGGTTCGTTCACCTCGAAAGACTCCCCGACACCAGTCATAACCTTGGCCCATGGGCCTATGATCTGGTTTAAGTCCGGTGACAATCCCGACTCGCTCTTTGGTGAAGATGTATTCGCAGCCGTTGTCGATGAAGCGTCGCGCTGTAAAGAAGAGTCGTGGTATGCGCTTAGATCAACTCTTACCGCAACTCAGGGTAAGTGCCGCTTTATTGGAAACGTCAAGGGGCGGAAGAACTGGTTTTATCGTCTCGCTCGACTGGCAGAGTCCGGCGACTGGCCAGACGCACGATATATCAAGATTACTGTACTCGACGCTATTGAAGCGGGCGTCATTCCACAATCGGAAATCGAGGACGCCAGGCTCACGCTGCCCGAGGACGTCTTTCGTGAACTCTACATGGCCGAAGCGTCCGATGATGCCGGAAATCCTTTCGGACTCTCGCATATCCAAGCCTGCGTTGGACGTCTATCTGATGCTCCGCCTGCTGCGTTCGGTATTGATCTTGCGAAGAAACACGATTACCTTGTGGTCATTGGTTTGGACGCTGAGGGCAAAACCTGCGTTTTTCAGCGTTGGAAAGGTCTACCCTGGCGGCAAAGTATACGGCGTATCCACGAGATTGTCGGCGAGGATGTGCCGGCACTTGTCGACTCGACGGGCATCGGCGACCCGATCCTTGAGGAACTCCAAGTCGGTCATGGTAATTTCAGCGGATACATGTTTTCTCAGGTCGGTAAGCAACGGCTCATGGAAGGCTTGGCCGTCTCGATCCAAGGCCGCGAAATCACGTTTCCAGACGGCCCTATCAAGTCAGAGCTGGAGTCGTTTGAGTACGAATATACCAGAACGGGTGTCCGTTATTCTGCACCCGAGGGCCTGAACGATGACTGTGTATGCTCACTGGCACTAGCGAGGGAGCGTTGGACAGCAGTATCTCCTGGCCAAAATCTGATACACTACTATGCTGATGCGGCGAAGCAAGCTACTGACGACTCAGAGGTCCGCGAGGAAGAAGAAGACTTTGCCAATCGATTTGCCAAACGGCCCGCGCCAGCGGTGTTCGACAACGAGCTTACGCAGCTATACCTTTCGACGTTGGCACAGTATGAAACCGAAGATAATGTCTGCGCCCGCTGTGGCACTCGTGTTACTAATGATCGCATTAGTGATGGCGATCGCGTATGGCATACACATTGCAGATTAGTAGGTTTTGTTTAAGCTGGTTTCTAGGCGACGGTAGTACATTGTGTTTGGGGGTTATCACTTAGGGCGAGTCAGAGCCGCCCTTTTTTGTTCATAGTCGAAGAAAGGGATCTATAATGACAATAGGAGGATATATATGGCTGACAGGTGGACCGGAACCGTCGACACCACAACCTGGTGAAGGTCAAGAGCCGCCACCTGCAGTCAAAGAGCCTGACGATGGCTCAACGGAGGCTCAAGAAGACGAAGAGAAACAAGAGTAGCCGACGCCTACATTGACCCCTAACTATTGGAGAATTGATTATGGCAGGAGTTCCTGTTACCATTCGCGGTCGGATGTATCGTTCAGGTCTTCATGTCGGTGGCGGGCCAATGCCGCCTGGCGAAGGTGGTGAAGGTGGTGGTGGTGAAGAGCCGCCGTTGGGCATCTGGGGCGGTGCGAATGAAGGTTATCCTACGCATCCGATTGTGTTGCCTCCTGGATTTGCTCCCGGACTTTCGCCGGAACATCCCATTGTTATTCCGCCTCCTCCCCCGTTGGGTATCTGGGGTGGGGCGCCGCCACCCTACGTCGATATCGGACTGCCAGGACCGCAACCACATCCTGAGCACCCGATTGTCATTCCTCCTGACCTTGACATTTGGGGGCCAACCGACCCAAGGCCAACTCACCCAATTGTGATCCCGCCGCCTACCGTTACCAATCCTCCAACACCGACGCATCCGATTGTCATTCCGCCGGATGCACCGCCAGAGGTATTGGACAAGTGGGATGTGGTGGCTTATTGGACGCCAGCAGGTGGTTGGGGCGTGGCCATTGTGCCTGGTGAAGGTCACGACGCGCCTATCGTAACCCCAAGTGGGACTGCCAAACCCTAATGTGCTGAGGTCCGGTGGTGGCTGAGCAATTTTCTGTTTGGCCACTACCATGACCCAAAACAACGGCGACAATGTCGTAAGTAAATATCATCTTTGGCGGGTTGCGTTCATAGTTGTTGGCGTTTTGATTTCGACTATTGGTTATTTAATAGAGCGACGACTTGCTAGCATAGAAGACCACATTTCTACGTTAGATAACAGAGTCGACATAGCTGCTGCAAAGTCTGAGTCCAATTCCGATCTTTTGAAATACCTATATAACGCTGTGATACCAAAGGGGCCTTAGCTTAGGGGAACAACGTCTTGGCTGGGATGAGCTACGATGAGTTCCGACAAGAGATGCAACAGCTCACCAAGGCTACCAGGTACACTGGCCGTGAAAGTCCAGTTAGCCCTGGCGCTGGCCTCATGGGTCGTAGTGGCCCTCATTCTCCGACTCGTAGCCAGCAGTCTCCTCCTTTCGCAGGCGACGCCTACCGGCACCCTGGGTACACACCAGGCAGTCGGAGTTATGGAGGGACGACAGGTCTACCGGCTCCCGGAAATGTAGGCGGGCCATCTCGTGACTCGAAATACTTTGGCGAACGACCGGCGGAGCCGGTGCCGTGGGTCGACGACGTCGACATGGAGTCGAACTGGTTCAGTCCGTTTCAGCCTGTGTGGCCATTTGGGCCGCCGAACGTTTCGCGACCTCGGGAGTGGGATTATCCTGTTGGCTATAACATTAATTATATTCCCCAACGAGTTGAAACAATGGGCATGTTGCGAGGTATGGCCCGAACCTGGGGAGTCCTGTCTACGATCATCGCGACCCGTCAAGACCAGCTGTTACGCATTCCATGGACCATACAAAACAATAACAGACCTCGTAGCCGGTCCGCTGGTGTCGACCACATGCAAAAATTCTTCCGTCGTCCTGACGGCAAATTACACTACGCTCAATGGAGCCGCAAACTCACATATGACTTACTTGAACTCGACGCCCCCTGCATATACTTTAGTAAGGATCGAGCCGGACGACCCATTACCGCTGAAGTCATAGACGGCGCCACGATATTTCCCCTGATCGATGATGCTGGCCGAACCCCTGAGTCGATAATCGAGTTTGGTGACGACGGCAGCATAGACTACATTAAGCGTCAGCCAGCGTTCCAGCAAATAATCAAAGGTCAGCCAATGACCGATTTGGACGAGACGGAGCTAATGTATGTTCCGATGCGTCCGAGGCCGGACCAGCCCATGTATGGCTATCCCGCGACTGAACAAATCCTCATCCAAGCATCTGAAGCAATCCGAAAGAATTTCTACCAACTCGGATACTGGGAGTCGGGAACGATCCCCGACTTGATCGTGACGGTGCCCGATGTTTGGACGCCACGTCAGATCGCTATGTTCCAAGCCCATTTTGACGCTCTGCTTAGTGGCAACCTCAAACTCAAGTCCAAGGTGCGTTTTCTGCCTGGTGGCATGAAACCTTTCGACATTAAGAACTCGTCTGGCGAAAGCCTTTGGTCAGAACGTGATGAAAACCTTATCCGACTAGCATG